GCCTACCAGGCCGAGAATGCCCGCCTCGACCTCGACGAGCGCCTCGACCGTCTTGCCGACAAGGACGACGTCGAACGACGCACCATGACCGCCTTCCGCCGCGTGCGGGACCGCCTCCTCGCCTTCCCCGCCACCGTCGCGGAAAAGGTCACGGTGGCACCTGATGCCCGCGCCGTCCGCGCGATCCTGACCGACGAAATGCGGCGCATGCTTGACCAGCTCGCCGGCGAGCTTGACCACCTGGATGATGATGGCGACGACCTCGACGCTGGCGAGCCGAACTGACAGCGATCGTCGCATCCGCGGCAATGGCCGCGTCGTCTATCGTGGGGCTGCCAACGGCATTCGGCCCGATCCGCAGGAAAAGGTCTCGAACTGGGCTGAGGCCTTCCGCATCGTGCCGGAGATTGGCGCTGTGCCTGGCCCCTGGCGCAACGACGTCGGGCCGTATCTGATCGAGCCGATGGATGCACTCTCGCCGGATGATCCGTGCGAGCGCGTCGTCATCATCAAGCCGTCGCAGTCGGGTGGTTCGGCGGTTGGCGAAAACTGGCTGGGCTTCATCATGCACCGTGCACCGGGTCCGACGATGTATGTCGGCCCAACCGTGCAGGCGGCGATCGACTGGTACCAGGAGAAGCTAGAGCCGACGATCAACGCCACCCCGGTATTGTCGCCGGCGCGTGGTGGCACCGTGGCCCCGAAGCGGTCGCGGTCGGGCGAAGGCTCGACAACCAAGCGCGTCCGTTTCGCCGGTGGCTTCCTGCTCCTGTCCGGCGCCAACTCGGCGGCCACGCTGCGCCAGCATTCGATACGCTACATGGTGCGCGACGATCGTTCCGCCTGGACCGACAACGCCGATGGCGAAGGCGATCCGAAGGATTTGAGCGACGCGCGCCTTAAGACGTTCCGTGTCTTCGGCCTCGCCAAGGTGCTCGACGTATCCTCGCCGAAGCTGAAGGGCGCTGACATCGACGCCGACTACGAGCTCGGCGATAAGCGCCGCTACTACATGGCGTGCAAGCGCTGCGGCGATCTCACGGATTTCGTCTGGGAAGATATCCAGAAGAACGACGCCGCGCCGTTCCGTTGCCGCCTCATCTGCCCCAGCTGTGGCATGGTGCACTACGAGGGCGACAAGGCCAACATGATTTCGGTCGCGTCGGGTGCCTGCTGGATACCGACCGCTCCCGACGCCGATGGCGAGGTCCCGCCAAAGACGATCGCGAGGGGCGATATCGACGCCTGGCGACACCGCCATACCGGCCGCTTCATCAAGAGCTACGCCATCACCGGCGAGTTCAATATCTTCGAGCGCTGGGACAACCTGGCGCAGCGCGAAAAAGACGCTGGCGATGACCCGGAGAAGCTGCAGCCGTTCCAGAACAGCGACCTCGGCCGCGCCTACGAACCAAAGGGCGAGGGGCCAGGTTGGGAGTTGCTGGCCGCGCGCAAAGACAGTGATTGGTCGCGGGGTGCGATGCCCGCCGGGGTGCTCTACACCACGCTGACGGCCGACGTGCAGGCGGACGGTCTCTATTGGGCGATCCTCGGTTGGGGGCCGGGGAAACGCACCTGGCATATCGATCACGGCTTCCTCGCCGGATCGACCGACGTCGCCTTCGAAGGGGCGTGGCCCAAGCTCGATCTCATAGCGGATCGGGGGATCAGCTTCTGCGGCATCCGCATCGCGCCCGACCTGATCGGCGTCGACAGCGGCTACAACGCTGAGGCGGTCTACAGCTGGGTGAAGCGCCGCCACAACGCGCTTGCCTTCAAGGGTATCGAGGGTTGGAGCAAACTGCCGATCGGCCGCGCTGAAACGCCCGAGGTCAGGAAGCACGGCACCTCGGCCGGTAAGGCGCGCCGCCATGGCATGAAGGTATGGCTGGTCGGTACCTACGGCCTCAAGGCCGCGCTGATGAACTTCCTCGCGCGGCTGCCCAAGGAGGGCGACGGCGGCCTGCCCACCGGCTACCAGCAGTTCCCCGGCGATACCGAGGAGGAGTATTTCCGCCACCTCGTCTCCGAGTTCGTGGCGACCGTCGAAGAGAAGGGTGAGATCAAGCGCGTCTGGCAGCGCAAGGGGCCGAACCACTGGCTCGACTGCAACATCTACGGTTGGGCGCTGACGTATTACACCAACCTTTGGGTGTGGACCGAGAAGCAGTGGGAAGATCGTGCCCGCGAACTGTCGGAAATGACGCGCGACATCCAGACAGATATTTTTGGCGCACCGTCCGGCGCTGTCACGACGGCTTTGCCCGCCGCCGAAACTCTCGCAGACGAGGTAGATGCGGAGCCGGCCAAGCCGGTACGAACGAAAAAATTGAGTGATGGGCTCGACGCTCTGGCGCGTCTGAACAGGTAGTTCGTTCCGGCGTTATTCGTCGTCGTCTTCTCCGGACACTAAACCGCCTTCGAAGGCCTTACCCTGGGTGATTTTCATTCCCTCGCGAAAGAGACTGGGCACCTTATAGGAATCCTTGATTACCTCTAGGAACCCTATTGCGACCAACGGGGTGGCATCGGCTCGTGCCTGCTCGACGCTAGTTCCGAAGAGTGAGGCAATCGACTGAATGTTGTGTTCGGCTTTGCCTCCTCGGAATTTGCCAATGGCAGCAACGGCGGATTCCCCGGCCTCGGCAAAAAGGGTGTCATTAACCCTCATGACGCTGAGGTCGGACAACCCCTCCCGAAGCGCGTCTGGCTCTAGTATCGGACGTGCGTCGATCATTCGGTTCCTGATGTCCTCACGTTTGAGTTGTGCCCGTTGCGATAGCAGGATGAGATCGAGAAGATTGCGTGGAGGCTTCACGTCGTTGCCATCGCGAATTCGTCGCATCATCCAAGTCCACGTTACGGGCTTTCGTTTTCCAAAGTCGACTTGCTCTGGAAACATCACGTCGAATATCTCTTTATCCGTCGCTCCGACTATCTTCAGCGCCGCGCAGAACTGAGGGTTCTCCCTTATTCGTCTGCAGAGTAGATTGAGCAGGTCGTCTTCCCGCCAGATTATATCAAGCTTACGGGCGTTTATGTGGGTCAAATTAACGAAACCGCCTGCAGTAATTCTGCTAAACAAGTCTCTCCGAACAAATAACTTAAGCTTGATATTGCTGAATTCTGTTAAGTCTAGATAAGTTCGCAGCAACGCTCGCAGAGCGGGTATCTCGATCCCCGGGTATCCTGAAAATGCCTCGTCAAGTCGATCGATGGCGATCCAAACTGTGATGTTGGCCTCAACAAGACAAGCGTTCAACAATCTGAAGATGGCGTCCGCAGGTACAGGACCCGGCGTCTTGGTTTTAGCGGCCTCGTCTCCTGAAAACTCGACACGAGGGGTTAGTACTGGCATTCCACTTTCGGAAATGGTGAATTGCATCTCCGCTGACCGCCAGTTGAACATCGAGCCAATCTTGCTCAGAACCTTCGAGAAGACGCTTCGGGGGGCATCTAGCTCAGTGCGCAGTTCGAGTCCGCGTAGCACATTGTCAAGTGTAGACATCTGCGGGGTGAAGCTGCCTTCATAGAGGCGTAGGATCCAATTTCCGGCGAATGAGGATAGGTAAGCCTTCCAAAGGTGGTTGTACTCTGCCTCGGTCTGCACCTCGTGATTCGTGAGAAGTTGAAAGATCGGGCTCCCTGACGGGTTAAATGCCGGAATAACCTCAATCTTCTTTAGTTCCGGCAGCGCCGCATAGGTCTTCTCGAGTATTCGGTAGATGGCGGTCTTTCCTGTTCCCTTGTCGCCAGAAATGATGTCGCAACGATCGTGCACGAGTTCGCGAAACGCGTTGGTCTCAACGAAATAGCGTTCCAGCGCTTCGTCGAACTCTGCCACCGATTTACCTAGGTCGAGTGACTGAAGTGCTTGTCGAATGGTGTCCACCGAACGCCCCTCTGAAATAGCTCACTCAACTCTTAGTGCCATGCCAAGACAACGCAAGTGTATTGGCATGGAATGTCTGGCGTCGCGCTGTGTCTTGCCCCGCCCAATTGTTCAACCGACAACGATGCAGGACTGTGATGGCCGACATGACCCTCGACGAGATCAACTCGGCGATCGATAGCCTGCGCTCGGCCAAAATGGCGCGCCTGACCGGCGGTGCGGTCGTGCGGACTCAGTACCAGAGCGGGTCGGTACAAAAGGAAATGGCGACCCTCGCGGACATTGACGCCGAGATCGCCCGGCTTGAGGTGTTGCGGTCGAGGCTTACCGGCCTGCCGACCGGCAACGGGCCGATCCGCATCGGCTTTGGGAGACGGATTTGAGCGCTTTGAAGCCTCGCGTGCGTGTTGCCGCCGGCGACGCGACCGGCCGTACCGCACGGCCCGTTGCCGAAGGCGGAATCCGCCGCACCAGCTACAACGCGGCTGATCTCGGCCATCCGTCCCTGCAGGGCTGGATGCCGCCCATCCAGTCCGCCGATGCCGAGTGGCTCCGTGACCGTCCGGTTTCGATCGCACGCATCCGTGACGTCATCCGCAACGAGGGCTGGGCCAAATCCGGCGTCGATCGCAAGGTCGACATGCTGGTCGGCGGCTCGCTGCGCCTCAACGCGAAGCCCGATCCGGTCGGTTTGGGGATTTCGCCTGCCGCGGCGCACGCGCTTGGCCGTCAAATCCAGTCAAAATGGTTCGATTGGGCCGAAGACCCGATCTTCCGTTGCGATGCCGAGCGGCAGTTGCCGTTTGCCGGGCTCGCCGGGCTCATTACCCGCGAGTTTGTCGGCATTGGCGAGGGCCTTGGCGTGCTTCGCTGGATCGATCGACCCGGCTGGAACTATCGCACTGCCGTCCAGATCATCGATCCCGACCGCCTGAGCAATCCGATGGGCATGCCGGACAGCGACACGCTGCGGGGCGGGGTCGAAAAAGACCAGAACAACGCGCCGATCGGCTATCACATCCGCCGCGGTCATCCCGCCGACGTTTTCAGCATGAAAACGTCGTCCTTTCAGTGGGATTACATCCCCCGCTGGGATGCGATAGGGCCCTGGGAGCGGCCGAAGGTCGTTCATGTCTACGACAAGCATCGGCCAGGCCAGTCACGTGGCATTTCCGACTTCGTCGCGTCGCTGACCAAGCTTCGCATGCTATCCCGCTACTCAGAATCCGAAGTGCGCACGGCGGCGATCAACGCCACCATCGTCGGCGCGATTTACACCCAGATGGGCGCCGAATACGCCGCCGACCACCTCGGCAGCGACGCCCCCAGCGACGTCGACTGGGGCGAATTCAACACGTCGCGCGCCGAGTTCTACGGCAAGCGCAATGTGATGGACGATGCGCGCTTCCTGACGCTGTTTCCGTCCGACCGGCTCGACCTGAACACGACACCGCGACAGACAGCGGGCTATCCGGCGTTTCAGACGTCGTTTTTGCAGGCGTTCGCCGCCTCGCTCGGCATTTCCTACGAGCAGCTGTCGATGGATTGGTCGAACACCAACTATTCGTCGGCCCGCGCCGCGCTCAACGAGGTCTGGCGCGGGGTAATGCGCCTCCGCGCCATCCTGATCTGGGGTTTTGCTGTTCCGGTCTTCGCGGCCTGGCTCGAGGATGCGCTCGACGCCGGCACGGTCGAGGTGCCGAAGGGTTGCGCCGACTTTTATGATGCGCCGGCCGCCTGGCTCAACGCCGACTGGATCGGTCCGGCGCGCGGCTTCATCGACCCGGTCAAGGAAGCGCAGGCTTCCTCTCTGCGGATTGATGGGCGCATTTCGACGCTCGAACGCGAAGCGGCCGAGCAGGGTCAGGATTGGGAAGAGATCATCGCCCAGCTCGCCCGCGAGCGTGCCGCCATGGAAGCCGCCGGCATTCCGGGCGTCGTCACCGATACCAAGATCGTCGCCCCGACCGATGCCCAGCAGCAGCCGGGCGGTGAACAGGGAAGAACTGGAACCAGCGATGCCTGATCTCGATCTTATCCTAAGGACGCCCGGCCGTGTGCTGATGCTCGAACGGAGCGTCGCGGAGGCCATGATCGATCGTGCGTTCGAGGAGCGTCGTTCCGGCGGCGGCAATTTGCTGACGCGCGCCTTTTCGGCCCTCACTCATCGGCCGCGCGCCGAGGCCGGCGATGATGACGACGCCGATCGGCAGGTTGACCGGTCACGCCTCGCCACGGCCTCAGTTCCGTGGGCTGGCACGATCGAGTGGGCGGATGGTTACGCCATCGTCGATGGCGTCGCCGTCATCGACATCTGCGGCGTCCTGACGCCCGATGGCTACTACGATTTTTGGACCGATTGTTGGTACGGCGGTTACACTCAGATCGGCGCGGCCGTTGCGCTTGCCCGTGGCGATGATCGCGTTCACGCGCTGTTTCTGCGCATCAACTCGCCCGGCGGTCTTGTCGATGGCTGCTTCGATCTCGCTGCCGACATTGCTGCCGGTAATGGCAAGTCCGCAGGCAAGCCCGTTTGGGCCTCGGTCCGCACCGCATGCTCGGCCGCCTATGCGCTCGCCAGTGCGGCTGACAGGATCCTTGCCGCCTCCGAAAGCGATGTCGGCTCCATCGGCGTCTACGTCCTGCACGTCGATGCCTCCGGCTGGCTCGCCGAGCATGGCGTCAAGATCGAGGCGATCCAGAATGGCGCCCGCAAGACGGACGGCCACGACTGGAAGCCGCTTTCGGACGATGCGCGTGCAAAATTGCAGTCGACCGTCGACCAGATCGGACGCCGCTTCGCTGGTGTGGTGAATGCCGGCCGCGCCCTCTCTACGGCCACGATCGCCGAGCTTGAGGGGCAGTGGTTCCTCGCCCAGCACGATGATCCGAAACAGTCGGGCCTCGCGCTCGGCCTGGTCGATGAAATCGCCACCGAGCAGGCTGCCTTTGCCGCCCTGCAGAAATCCCTGACCAGCTCCGGCGGCGCGTCGCCTGCTGCGTCAGGGTCAACCGACAAAACGCGCGCTAACACGGAGACTGATATGCCACTCGCGGAACAGATCGCCGCCTTGCGTGCCAAGGCGGCCAACGGCGATACGGCGGCCCTTGCCGAACTCAAGAGCCTCGGCGTTTCGGCCAAGGCCGAAGATGCGACGGACGACGACGCTGGTGATGATGACGAGACCGATGGCGACGGCAAGCAGAAGCCCGCCAACGACGATGACGACGACGAAGAGGATGGCGACGGCGAGCCCGAGGCGAAAGCGACCGGCGCCGACGCCGGTTTTAAGCTGCTGAACGCCAAAGAGGCCAAGGGCCGCACGGACCTCGCCAATCGCCTCGCCCGCAAGGTCGCCGATGGCAAGCTGACCTATGGCGAGGCCAAGGACATGCTCGCCTCCGCGCCGAAGTCGCGCCCCTTGGCGGATGCCATGACCAATCGCGACCGCAACCCCGGCAACGATGCCGGCGCCGGTCTCGCTCGCGGCGCCGGTCTCGGCGCTGCCGTCGATCGGCTGGTTGCCAAGAAGCGCGCATAGCGCCGCCGAAATTCCTGTCCGCCAGTCCAACCGCCCGGTCCCGTGCCGGGCGGTTTCGTTTTGTATCCCTGCAACCCAGCTGAAGGAGAGCGTCAATGCTCACCAGGTCCTTTTCGGTCGGCAAGCCCAAGCTTCAGACCGCTCTTCTCAAATATGAACTGTTCCCCGACTTCAACCGCGAGCAGCTGACCCTGCTGGCGGGCAGCGGCGCCGAACGCATCATCGAGCTTGGCACCATTCTTGGGCTCTCGACCACAACCGCCGTGTCGGTTGCCGCCAAGGCCGGCAACACCGGCAACGGCGTCTTTACCCTCGCCAATCCTGCGATCGCCGCCGGTACGCTGCCGGGCGTCTACGAGGTCGTCTGCATCGAACCTGCGGCGAATGCCGGTACCTTCGAGGTGTTCGATCCCAACGGCGTCGCCATCGGCACTGCGGTTGTGGCGGTCGCCTTTACCGGTGCGCTGAAATTCACGATCGCCGATGGTGCGGCCGACTTCGTCGCCGGCGACGCGTTCTTCGTCACCGTGCCGGTCGGCGCCAAGGCCAAGGCCTGGGACCCGACCGCCCTCGACGGCAGCGCGCTTGTCGACAGCATCGCGCTCGCCAAGGGCATCGCGGCGGACGGCACGGATAGCACCATTCTCGCGCTGTCCCGCGGCCCGGCGATCATCGCGCTCGATGGCATCGAATGGCCGGACGGCGTGACCGACCCCCAGAAGGCGGCTGCGCTCGCCGCCCTCGCGCTCAAGGGCATCATCGCCCGCCCGAGCTAGGCCCTCCACTCCGGCAAGCTGCAAATTTGCAGCTTGCCGCCCAATCGCGTCCCTTGAAACCCATTCTGGAGGCGGTCCATGGACCCCGAAGATTTCGTATTCCCGTATACGGCGACTGATCTCACCGAGCAGATCAATCGTATTCCCAATTCCTATGGCCTGCTTCGCGCCATGGGCCTGTTCGGCGATGGCACGCCCGTCGTTTCGACCACGGTCGAAATCCGCATCGAAGATGGCGTGCTGCGCGTGCTGCCCGCCAAGGAACGCGGCGCGCCCGGCACTGTCGGTCAGCGCGAGACGGGCACCAGCATCTTCCTCAGCGTGCCGCACTTCCCCTCGCTCGATCTCATCACGCCGCAGGACATCCAGAACATGATGATCGTCATCGCGCGCACCAAGCGCCCGGCGACGGTCGAAGACGAGCTGGCGAAACGGCTGCTCAACATCCGCCGCAACCACGATATCACCCTCGAATACCTGCGGATGGGTGCGCTGAAGGGCCTGATCCTCGACGGTGACGGCACGACCCTTTACGACCTCTACGACGTCTTCGGCATCAACAAGGTCACGGTCGATTTCGCGCTCGGCACCGATGATACCGACGTCATCGCCAAGTGCGACCAGGTCTATCATTCGATCGCCGACAACCTGAAGGGCGAGACAATGACCGGCGTCGAAGTGCTGGTCGACGGCGGGTTCTTCAACAGGCTGATCCAGCATCCCAATGTCGAGAAATACTGGACCAGCAATCAGCTCGGCGTCGCCGAGTTTGCGAAGATGCGTCGTGCAGAGTTGGGGCAGAGCTGGGGTCGCACGTTCGAGTTCAATCAAATCATCTGGACCGAGTATCGCGGCTCGGCGCCGGTCAAGGCTGCCGGCGCCGCGACTAGCGTGCCCTTCATTGCGGCCAATTACGGGCACGCCTATCCGACCGGGACCCAGAACGCGTTCGAGACGTTCTTCGCGCCTGCCGACGATATCCGCTTCGTCAATACGCCGGGCGAAAACATCTATATTTCGCCCGAAATCCTGAAGCACGGCGAGGGCATCGAGCTGAAAAGCCAGTCCAACCCGCTGCCGATCGTCAAGCGGCCCGAACTGCTGGTCGAAATCCACACCTCGAACTGATCGCATGTTTGCAGCGCGGCCCGGCTTTTGCCGGGCCGTTGCCTTTCCACCTGGGCGCCGTGCTGGCGCCTGGATGCAACGGCAACTCTCCGAAAGGAACACGACATGGTCACCACCACTACATCTACTCCGCGCGGCAAGGGGAATGCCCGCAGGACGCCGCTCGAACAGTCCCAGGCCCAACAGTCGTCCACTGGGGCAGAAGAGCCCGCGGAGGGCGCCGTGGAAGATGACGTGGCAAATACCGATACGGGTGCCCTGGACGGGGCGCCGATCGAGAGCGACGCAGGGGATAATGACGCCGCGCGCGAGCCGGACGGCGACCGGTCAGACGCCGATGACGAAGAATCCGTCCGGCAGGATGACGAGGTGGCCATGGTCGGCCCTCTGCGCAGCATCGTCCTCAACATCGATATCGAGCACGGCGATGCCGGCGAGTTGGTGCGTATTCCCGCTGCCGACGCGGACCTTCTGCTGAAGCGGGAAGCCGCCCGTCCCGCCACCAAGGCGGATTTTGGGCTCTAGCCATGCGCAAGGAACTGGTCGCGGCGGCGCTTGAAGACATCCGGGGGCAGCTCTTCTCGGACGTGGTCTATACGCCGCTCGGCGGCCAGCCGGTGACGATCCTCAATGCGATCTACGGCGTCGAGGTCGCGACGGAAGATCAGGACTATTTCGGGCATCCAGTCCGCAATGGCACGCACGTTGCCTACGCGCCGACCGCGCTCTTTCCCGGCCTCGCCAAAGGCGATCTCATCGAAGAGAGCGCTGTCAGCTACCGGGTCGTCGACTGCAAACCTTGGGGCGACGGCCGCCTTGAATGGGCGATCAGCCTCGTGAAGGCCTGATGCCAACCAAGCTGCAGCTTCGGGCAACTGTCTTCGGCGACCTGCCGGAGTTCATGAAGGAAGAGACGGACCGTGGTGCCTCGGCGGTGAGCCGCGGCATCGACGTCACAACCATATCGCTTAAGGCTGCGCTTCGGGCTCAAATCACCGCCGCGTTCGGCTCACAGCGCCTGGCGAACACCTGGCAGGCGGAAGCGTTTCCGAAGCTGCCAAAAACCAGCCTCGGCGCTGCGTCGGTCGTCTATTCGAAAGCTCCGCATATCATTGAGGCCTTCGAGCAGGCGACGGTCATCAAGAGCGCCAAAGGCTTCTGGCTCGCCATCCCGTCGCCCGATTGCCCGAAAGGGCCGGGCGGCAGCCGCCTGACGCCATCGACCTTTCCTGAAGACCGGTTCGGCAAGCTCCGTTTTGTCTATCGGCAGGGGAAGTCCTCGCTGCTGGTCGTTGACCAGGTGCGACGTGGAACCGGCAAGCGTGGCGGTATTCGCAAAGGCACCGCTGCCGCGATCAAGAAAGGCAGCACGGAGACCATCGTGATGTTCTTCCTCGTGCCGCAGGTACGCCTCAAGAAGCGCATCGATCCTCAGTCGGCTTACGCCAAGGCAGAGGATGATTTGTTGAACAATGTCATCGCGGCATGGAGTGAATGAGCCTTGGCCACCAAGCGCGAACAGATCCTCGTGGCGCTGCATGCGGCGTTCGGGTCGCTGGCCGGCACGGCAGTGACGCGCAACGCGCCCCTTACCGATTTCGACGCGGCAGGAAACTCCTTCGCCAACCTGATCGACGGGACGAGTGGGCAGACGGAAGCTTTCATCAATCCGCCGATGTACGAATTCACCATGACGCCGGCCCTCATCCTGATGGTCAAGGGCGATGATGCTGCCGCTCCGGACGCCGCGCTCGACGCGATGATCGAAGCCGCCGACGCCGCAATGACAGCGGCGCTGGCTGACGGCCTCGGGGGGCTCGTCACCGATATCCGCGTGCAGCCTGCCGATTATGCGCCGGAAGCGCTCTGGGGCGCCGCCGATATGAAGGGCGCCGAGCTGCCCATCGAACTCGACTACTGGTCAACCTCAAGCCTCGGTTGAGGCTGCAAACCAAGGAACATCGCAATGGCCAAGCCTCGCGCGACAGGCGCCGATGCCATTCTGCTCATCGCCAAGGAAACTACTTACGGCACGGCGCCGGATGGCACCGCAGGCGGCGTCTACACGCGCCCGCTGATGAAGTCGGACGAACTCGACGGTAGCCAGGACCTCGAGGATGATCCGCTCTGGAATAACAGCCAGCCCGACGATACTGACCCGTCGCTGGGTGCCTTCGATGCGAGCGGCAATCTGGTTGTGCCGATGTGCTCGCGCGCTGTTGGCCTCTGGCTCACGGTGGCGCTCGGCACCGAACCTGCCGGTCCGACGGACAACGGGGACGGCACCTTTACTCACGCCTGGCGCTCCGGTCTCGATCTCAATTCCTACACCGTGCAGCGCGTCCATCCGAAGCTGACGACACCCAAGGCGCGGACCTCGAAAGGGGCCAAGGCAGGCGGCTTTTCCTTCCCGATGTCGCGCACCGGCCGTGCTCAGCTCACCATCCCGATGACCGCCCAGTCGAACGCCAAGGATACGCCGGCGACGGCTCGAGACGCCTCGCCGCTGACCTACGAATACCTGCCGTTCGACAACGCCACTGGGTCCATCAAGATCGGCGGCGTGCTGCTCGCCAACGTCACCGGCGCGCAGATCAACTTCACCAACAACCTCGATCCTGTCGCGACCATCCGGCCGGATGGCGAGATTGATGGTGCCGATGAAGGGGCGCGCCAGCTCAGCGGTACATTCGACCTGCGTTTCGGCACGGACCATACGGTAGACGATCTGGTCGACGCCAAGACGCCCGCTGTTGTCGAGTTCGCATTCAGCCTGCGCAGCGCGCCGACCTGGGTGCTGAAGTTCAGTCTGCCGCGCGTCTTTCTGGCCCTGGCCAAGAAGCCGATCAGTGGCCCTGGCGGCATCAACGCCACCACCAACTGGCGCGCCGCTTTCGACGCAGGCGCCGGCCACATGCTGGGCATCACGCTGCTCAACGACGTCGAGAGCTACTGATGGCGATCAGGCTCAAGCTCAAACGCGAGCCGGAGTGGATCGAGCTGGGCAATGGTGTGGCGCTATTCTGCAGCCCGCCCACGGCGATCGTCACTTATACCGGCAGGGCGGAAGCCTTGGCGCTCGTTGTCGCGCTCAAGGAAGGCGGCGAAGCGGTCACCAAGGTCGGCGGCCGAATATCCGGCCTGCCCGATCTCGGCGACCTCGAAAAGTCGACCGCGCTTTACAACTCACTCTTCACCGTCAGCGTCGCTGAGCTGGCCGCGTCCGACTGGCGGGGTGTGAACGACGAGGATGGCACCCCGCTCGCCTTCGACGGGAAACTGCTCGCCGTGCTGTTTCAGGATGGCGCGATCTCCGAAGCTTTCCGGCGGAACTACTTCCGGCCGCTCAATGAAGTGGAATCGGAGGGAAACGTCTAACGGCCCTTGCTGAATGGCACTTCAGCGAGAATTTCGGCCGTAAATATTGCGAGGGCTGCGAAATGGTCGGCACGCGGTGTGCCACCACGCATCCCCGCGAGTGCCCTTACAACGAACACGCACCCCTCACTGTCGATGGGCGCGCCGCCTGGGGAGCCTTCTGTGCCCCGCCGATCCGGCTGACCTATGCCGGGCTTGGCAGCTGCACCGGCGTCGATAGCAGCCGCGCCGAGCGCCGGCTGATCGCCACCGGCATCGAACCAGAAATCGCCGAAGACCTGCTCGCCGCCTGTGAGACCGGGCTGCTGTCGGCGTTCGCCGATGACCGAAAGAGAAAGCAAGCCGAGGATGACCGACAGGACTAAGGAAGTCGGCATCCGTCTCTCGGTCAAGGACGCCGACATTGCCAAGGCGGCGCTCGCGCAGTTCGGGTCGGATGGCGCTGCAGCCCTTAAGCGTATCGAGGCGGCCGGCACGCCGGCGTCGACGTCGCTCCTTGCCCTCAGCGGCGCGATCGATGCCAGCAAGGAAAAGGGCACCGATTTCTTCAAGGCCATGGCGCTCAGTTCGCTGGGCGGCGTCGCGGCCTTCATCGGCATCGAAGGCGCGATCGAGGGTGTCCGCTCGTCGCTCGAAAAGCTGTCCAGCATCAAGGATGCAGCCGAAGCGGCCGGCCTCGATCCGGAATTTCTGCAGAGCGTCGCGCGACAGGCCGAACTGGTCGGCGTCAAGTTCGACGAAACCTCGCAGGCACTCGCCGGCTTCAACAAGAATTCGGGTGATGCCGCCAATGGCATCGGCCGCATGTATTCGCAGCTTAAGACGCTCGATCCTGAGCTGCTCAAGCAAATCCAAACCGCAACCTCTCAGGAAGAACGCGTCAAGCTCGTCGCCGACGCCATCCAGAACCAGACCGACGTATCGAAAGCGGCGGCGATCGCCACAGCCGCGTTTGGCAACGAGGTCGGTACCAAGCTGGTAGGGGCACTCAAAGAGGGCAAGGACGGTATCGACGCCAACACCGCGTCTTTGAAGGCCATGGGGCAGATCATCGGTGACGATGTTGTCGACCAGGGCGCCGAGCTGAACAACCAGTTCACGGCCATCAGCGAGACCCTCGAAAACAAGTTCACCGTCATCCTGGTAAAGCTCGGCCCGCTGCTCACCTCGACCGCGTCGTTGCTGGCGACTATCGCGGGCTGGGTTTCTCAGACGGTCGACGCTTTCACCAGACTGTCGCTCGACGACATGCGGCAGCAGCTCGGGACGCTCGACAAGCTGATCGCCGAAGCGAAAACGCCCGGCACGATCCAGAGCATGATCTATGGTGGGTCCGGCCTCGACGGCACGTCGCGCCTCGGCGCGCTGCAGGCCCAGCGCGATGCTCTCGCGTCGACGATGGCGACCTTCGAAAAGGACCACCCGGCACCGACGCCGCCCAAAACCGGCACCGGCGGCGGCGTTAGCGATCCGCAGGCGGAAAAGAAGATCGACGCCGTCAACAAGTCGCTTGACCTGCAGATCAAGAACCTGGGCGAAACCAATCGGCAGCAGGAGATCAATAACGAGCTGTCGAAGGCCGGCACGACCATCGACACGGCCGCCGGCAAGGCGATCGCAGCCAAGGCCGGCCAGTTCTATGACGAGAAGCTGGCAATCGACGAAGCCAACCAGGCGGCGGGGTTTCTGGCGCAGACTACGGAATCCGCCTTCGAAAGCGTGGTTGACGGCAGTGAGTCTGTGACCGACGCGATCGGCGATATTACCAAGGCCCTCGAGGCGGCTGTGCTGCAGGCGGCGCTCCTCGGCACTGGCCCGCTCGGCAACATCTTCGGCAGCGCGCCGACTACGTCTGGCGGTACGGGCGGCATCCTCGGCAGCCTTCTGTCTGGCTTCGGACTGGGGACGAATGCCAAGGGCGGCGTCTACACGTCGGCCGACCTCAGCGCCTACAGCAACAGCGTTGTTGATCGGCCGACCCTGTTCCGCTTCGCCAAGGGCGGCGTGATGGGCGAGGCCGGCCCTGAGGCCATCATGCCGCTGACGCGCGGCGCCGATGGCAAGCTCGGCGTTTATGCCGGCGGCGGGCAGGTGGTCAACAATTTCAACGTGGTCAACCAGTCGAGCGCATCCGTGCAAACCAGCAAGCGGCAGAACGCCTCGGGCGGCATCGACTTTGAGGCGGTCATCACCGACCTGGTGGCCAGCAAGATCGCCAAGCCGGGGAACTCCATCAACCGCGCGCTTCGCGTTGGCATGGGTAATCGGCAGCAGCTGACGAGGCGGGGCTCATGACTGTTCCGACCTGGCCAGATACGCTGCCGCAGCGCTTCCTCGTCAATGGCAATCAGGAGGCGACCGGCGACGGCCGCCTGCGCAGTCCGACCGATACCGGCCCTGGCAAAGTTCGCCGCCGGTCGAGCGCTGTGGTCGACCCGCTCGGCGGCACGCTGCGCATGAACGCGGCGCAGCTCGCGATCTTCGATGGGTTTATCGATAGCGACATTGCCGGCGGCAGCCTGCCGTTCAACTTCCCGGCGCCTTACGGCACCGGCACCTGGCTCGTGCAGATCGGCGATACGATGCCAAGCCGCGCCAATGTCGGCGGCGACAGATGGAACGTGACACTCGCGCTTGAGGTGCTGCCTTGAGCCGCACGGTCTCGCTCACCGCCCGTACTTCAGTCAATGCCGAGCAGACCGGGGAGATCTGGGTTTTCCTGCTGACCATCACGCACGAAACCCTTGAAGAGCCGCTGCGTTTTTCGAGCGACCCGACGGC